CGAGTGTCTTGGTGATCGTATATGACGAGGTGAGAGAAGCCTCAATCATCATCCATGAATTCAACCCCAAGGAAGTGACTATCGAGCAGCTCAGTCAAATGATCCTTGCCTTTGCTTGGCCTCGTGCCTTGAGGTCGATGGCACCATCCTCAAGAGTATGGCTTGACACAGGTGTTGCAGACAAAGCAGGCAAAGCAAGATCAGATCACACTGGTCTCTCTGCTTTTCGTTTGATTCGCAAGCATCCCGACGAGGGAGGAATCGGATTGCCAATGAGATCGACAACTGACCCAGTGAGGACAGACATCCTCAACGGAGTGCAAAGATTGAAAAGAGCTTTTAACTCAGGGAAATACTTGATCACTCGTGAGGTATGGGAGAAAGGAGAACGAGCAAGCGGCAACTCAATTCGCAAGGCTCTGCTCTCATATGCTTGGGACAATAAAGAGCAACCCCGGAAAGACGGACGTGAGGACCCTCTTGATGCTTTGAGATATGATTGCATCTTTCATCATTGGACAGAGTCAACACGTAACTATCAACCAAAGAGTCAACCAAATCGAAAGGTGAGAGTTGGTTCATCAAAGAAAGTCGAGTTCTAAATCTCTTATTTTAGACTGAACTTTTATTATTCAATACTTAAGGAGTATTATTATGTATGTATTTATTGGATCTAATGCCATTTATGGATATGGTGAAACAAGAAAAGAAGCTTTAACTTATGCTCAACAACGTGGGTGGGTTTGTCCTAATGCTACATATGATCAATTTAGACCTAAGAAAAAGATTAAATCTTTTGAGGAGGGATATATTTTAAGAGCAAGTGAGAAATTTTATAACATTGCAAAAAATGACATTGATTCTTATAAATTAAATTGGTGGGCCTTAAAGAGAATTAAAGGAATTTATAAAGCTTATACAGAACAAGAAATCATAGAAGAAGCTTTAAAAAGAAAAGGCAAGAGCAAAATAAAGAATATTCATTGGATGAGATTCCAACACCCTGAATATATTCTTGATAGATGTCGTCATGACAAAGAAGCAGCAGAATACTTTATGTATATGGAAAAGATTCAAAAGCAACTTGATGAGTTTGAGGATTAAGTCATGACACCAGCAAAGAAGCAAGTCATCATTGATCTAGTTTACAGAATGATCATTGAACCATCACAAGGATTCCCCCTTGATGAGTTTGAGGAATCAGTCAAACTCTTTCTTGATATTGTTCAAACACTTCTCAATGAGGATTATCAAAAAGATAATATTTGACAAATAGCCATATCAAAATGATAATATGACCAAAGTGATATTGATCACCGAGGTCGTTATGCATAGAGATGATGAAGCACCAAGACATTTAAGAGCGAAATATCCACGTTTTAAAACATTGGGTATCACAGGCACTCAACTGTCGGGTGGTACTATCTCAGGGTATGAGCAGAACTCAAGCCTCACAGGCTTGTCATGGGTTCGAGCTGCTGAGGAGATGTTGAGGACTGATCCTGTTGTGCGTCGCTCTTGGCATATGCTCAGACAAACATTGCTATCTGCAACCTGGCGATTTGAGGCAGGTGTTGAGAATGATCCACAATCTGAGGAACTCGCACGATTCGCAAACGAAGCATTCGGCTTCGATGGATATGCGGGTCAAATGTCAGTATCATGGGAGGAACAACTCGGCTATCTTTTTGAATACGTCACTATTGGGTATCGATACGCTGAGGAGATCTACAAGGTCGGACTCGATGCTGAGGGACGAACAAAAGTCTTCCTCGATTATTATGCAGACCGAGAGCCTTCTGCACATAATGAGTGGTTGAGTCGTGATGGTCAACATCTTGATGGTGTACTTCAAACCGTCGTGGGTGTTGGCAAGACTCCCAAACCTATTCCATCAAACAAACTCCTCCTCCTTACACTCAACAGGACAGGCTCCAACTTCGAGGGAGTTGGGATGCTTCGTCCTGTTTGGTGGTGGTGGAAGACAAAGCAACGTGTCTCAAATATGATGTGTGTTGGTCTTGATCGTTGGGCGATACCAACCCCCAAGGTCACCGTTGACAGATCAGTGGCAGAGCTTCAAGGGTTGAGTGATGGTGACATCGATGCAATGATCAACGATGCTGAGGCACAAGCTCAAGCGTTCCTCTCAACTGAGCAATCTTACCTCGTTGAGAATGCTGCTGTTAAGTTTGATTCATACAGCACAACACCATATCTTTATTCACAAGGTCCTCTCGACATCATCAAAGAATGTGATAACCAAATCAGTCAAGCGTTCCTTGCTCAATTCGCAAACCTCGGAATCAGTGACACAGGATCAAGATCTGTCGGTGAGGTTCATCTCTCAGTCTTCAGAAGATCAGCCATCAATCTTTGTGATGTTGTGGCAGCTCAAGTCAGTGGACCAGGTCGACGAGGTGGCGGGACTATTGGCAGATTGATCAGATTCAACTATGGAGCCGTTGATGCTTCCAAACTTCCACGATTGACTCATGCAGGTCTCGACACTGATGATCTTGCAAATAGTCTTGGCATGCTTGGACCACTTGTTCAATTTGGACTATTGACTCCCGACGATGAACTTGAAAGAGCGATTCGCGAGAGGCTCGGTGCAGGTGATCTCCCCGAGGATGCACAAAGATCAGCACTCGAAAGAGCTGCCTCATCGAGGACATCGGGAGGAAGTGCCTTACTCGCTGAGCAACTGATCAAAGCGAGACGACGCAATGGCTAAGAAAAGAACTCAAGCACAAACACCAGCACCCCCAAAAGATCAGATCACAGGATCAAAGAAGAATCCTGAGGGATCTGCAAGTGGTTCTCGTGGTCAAATCAAAGTAAGTGATGCAACCGAGAAAGCTCTTGTCAATCTTCGTAATAAGCACAATGACAAATACAAAGCTCCATCCAAGCGGGTGGATCTTGGTATGCTCAAGGCAGTGTATCGACGAGGAGCGGGAGCGTTCTCTGTCTCTCATCGTCCCAATGTGAGCAGTCGTGAACAATGGGCTCTCGCAAGGGTCAAAGCTTTCCTCAAACTTGTGGGTACAGGTGAGAGAAAAAAAGCATACACGGGAGACCTTGACCTGCTTCCCAAGGGTCATCCTCAAAAGAGCGATGCAAAGAGTGAAGCAATGGCATTGTCAATCCCTCAAAAGTATTCTCATATATCATTCAAGCCTCCTCAAGGTGCACAAACAGCAGCCGCAAGAGCACTCAAGAAAAGAGCAGAGAAGCCGCCAAGTCAAAGAGGGATGACTCCCGTTGGTTTGGCTCGTGCTCGTGATCTTGCGAATGGTCGTGAACTATCTCCCGAGACAGTGAGACGAATGCTTGCATACTTCACACGCCACGAAGTCGACAAACAAGGCTCAACGTGGGACGAGTATGGAAAAGGTCGTCAAGCTTGGGACGGTTGGGGCGGTGACGCTGGCTTTGCTTTTGCTCGAAAGGTTGTCAAACAAATGAATGCAGCAGATAACAAAACAACATTGAGAGCATATGGAGAAGCAATCCAACTCTCTGAATCAAATTCTTATGAAGTACCTGACGGACTCACCATTGGCAAGCCGTTCAAGACGTTGTCACTTGGTCAAGTATCATCGAGAATGAGCGGTGATGCAATCGGCAAAGAGATCGATCAAGATTTACTTGCTGAGCTTGTCAGAGTATTCAAAGAACGACGTGAACATGATCCTGTCATCATTGATTGGCAACATGCAACGTCACCTTTTCAAGGTGGGACCCCTGCTCCTCCCGAGTCGGGTTCTGCTCTTGGAATGATAATCGATCTTGAAATGAGAAACGACGGTCTCTATGCGATACCCGCTTATAATGAGCGAGGTCTTGAGGTTGTTAAAAATGCTGGTGGAGTCCTATGGTCGTCTCCTGAGTATATCCATGGAGAGATCTTTTCCCGTGATGGTGGTGACAAGGTTGGCGATGCTCAACTTCTTGCAATCACTCTCACACCAAGACCAGCACAATCCCATAACAAAATTGATCGAATCACCTTATCAGAGGAGGCCGCTATGGAAGATCAAATAAATGACCTAAAGGTTGCTTTAGAAGCAAAAGACGCAATGGTCAAAGAGCTTGAAGCTAAGATCAAGGAAATGATGGATGATAAAGATTCGTCATTGACTGAAGATGAGAAGATGGCTGAGCACGATGACAAAGAGAAGATGGCTGAGCATGACGACAAAGAGAAGATGGCTGAGCATGATGACAAAGAGAAGATGATGGAAGACGAAGAAGAGAAGAAACAAAAGCTCTCTGAGACTTTCACTCAAGACGTCTCTTTGTTGAATGAAGTTGTCGCACTTCGTGAGTCTGTCAAAAAGCTTGAAGCAGAGAACAACAAAATCAAATGTGATGAGGCTGTGAGTGCTTTACTTCGTGAGGGCAAGATCTCACCAGCTGAACAAGATGTTGCTTCAAAAGCTTGGAACATTAAAGATCTACAACCTGAGTTTTGGCAAATGTTCTCAGAGCGTCAGTCAAATTCAAGTGTACCTCTCCAAGAAGTTGGACACGGTGCAAGCGGTCAAGAGATCAGCAAGAAATCACTTGATCAAAAAGTTCGTGCTTTAGCTGAGGAGAAATCAATCAACTACAGTGAGGCACTCAGTTTATTCAGAGAATCAAACCCTGACTTCTACCGTCAAGCATTTGGAGGATAACCATGGCTGACACACAAATAATTCAAAGTTTTATCGCTGCAAGTGCAATCACTGAATTCGCTCTTGTTAGCATCGATGCAAATGGAAAAGTTGCAGTGACAACCGCAGGCGGTGACGTTGCTTGTGTTGGTGTTGCTCAACGTGCAGCCTCAGCGGGTGACGCTGTTGACGTTGTTACTTTTGGCTTAACTCGTGTTATTGCGGGTGGTGCTCTTTCTCCTGAGACTGAACCACGTCTGTCAGCAACAACAGCAGGTAAAGTGACCGCAACAGGAGCAGCAAAATATCCTGTTGCTCGTATGCTTCCTAATATCAATCAAACAGGTGCAGCCGACGGAGATCAGATTCTTGTCTTGTTCGTTGGTCCGACAGTTATTCACGCTTAAGGAGTAAATCATGGCAAGTTCATATAGTGTAATTCATCCAGTCGACGAGATCCTAACGTCCCTTGTGTCTGAGGTTGTGCCCTCAGACAGTCAACTCATCGCAAACCAAATCTTTGAAAACGTGAAGATCCCTGAAAGAAGCGGAACATTCCTCCTTGAGAATAGTCGCAACTTCATGGGGGCTGGTGTTGGTCTTGACCTTGAGCGTGCTCCTGGTGCAGGTCGTGCGAACATTGGTTCTTTTGATCGTACTAACTTAACTTTCAAGGCGAAGATCTATTCTGCACAAGATTCGATTGCAATGGAAGACATCATCGATAGTCAATATCCTGGTGGTGAAGAAGCTCGCATCGTTCGCAAAGTTCGCCGTGCGATGATGCTTGCAAAAGAGCAACGTGCTGCTGACTTAATCTTCAACACTGCCTCATTCTCAAATAATACATGCGCAGCTGTTATGGGTGGTCAAGTTGACGCTGCTGGCACTGACGCATTGACAGGTCTTGATAAATTAAAAGATCTTGTTTTCAATGCTGCTCATGGTATCAATCCCGACACTCTGATCTTTGGTCGTGGTGTATTCCGTTCATTAGCTCGCAATCCTGAAGTTCGTGGATATGCTGGTGATGTGAGTGGTGCAGGTGCTTTCGCAAGTGGCAACCGTATCTTGACAGAAGAAGCAACCAAAGAAGTATTACGCAACATCCTCGGCATTCCCAACATTTACGTTGGTGAAGCTCGTCGCGAGACTGCTGTACCTGGTGCGACTTCTTCAGAAGCTCAAATTTGGAATACTGAGACAATCTTCTGCGGAATCATGAAAGGTTCTGATGCAATCGTTCAAAAGAGTGGTAATGTTAAAGGCATGCCTGTTGCGGCTCTTAACTTCGAATTCGGTGGAATGCAAGCAGGTCAATACGATAGCCTTGATGCAACTCGTCGCTATGTATACGCTGAAGAAGTTCAACAGTTCAAAGCGATTGATTCAACTCTTGGATACATCCTCACTGACTGCTTAGTGTAAGGGTTGACATGTGCGACAATCACGAAGTGACACTTCTTGCCGAGCAAGACGCTGACGAATTAGCAATCAAAGATCTTGAGAATCAACTCAAGAATCAGTCGGGTGATGTCGCACGAATAACCAAAGCAAAGATCAATGAGTTGAAAACTCAGATCAAAGCTGAAAAGACAATGAAATCAGTCCTTGACAAATCAAGGACTAGATTCCTAAAAACACTTGAGACGGCAGTTCAAGCAAGTGACCCATTGACAATCCTCTCTCTACCTAGAGAGCAGTTGATTGACTTCATTATTAGAGGTGGCTTTGATATTGCAATCGATGAATTCATCGAGCAAGCAGACCTCATCTCTCAAGCCGTCGAGAAAACAACAAGGATTATTCAACCTGATCTTGGGTTGACTCCAATCCAACAACAACTTGACATCATGCAAACCTCAGCCGTTGAGACTTTGTTCGATGATGTCATTATCCCCAATGTTGCAAGCGGTGTCAGAGAGTCACTCGTTGCAATGTCGATTGATGTACCCATGACACAGGCCATCTCCTCACTCTCTCAGAAGATGCAATCAGCAGCAGGTCGACAGTTGACCGAGGTCAACACAAAGCTCTCCATGTTTGGGAGGAGTGTAACTGCTGCTATTGCTGATGAGGCTGGCCTACGTTATTATCTATATACAGGTCCTATCGATGGAGTGACTCGTCAGTTTTGCCGTCCTTTGGTGGACAAGGTTGTGAGCGAATCACAAATGAAGAAGCTCAACAACAAGCAAGGTCTTCCTGTCAAGACGGGAGGCGGTGGCTATAACTGTCGACATTCTTGGAGTCCTGTCAGTGAGGGATTCATCAAAGCGGCAGGACTTGATAGAGCAACCACAAAAGACATATCAAAAGCAAACGCAGGAGCAAAGAGATGATAAGAAAAGCAATTACGGGTCAAGATCATATGTTCGAATGGAATGCCCCAGCTCCTATCAGTGGGACTCCATCAATTACTTTCAAAGTTGCAAGTGATGTCACAAGCAACCTAAATCAATCGAGAGCTAACATCTCGGTGACAGGTATTGGCAACGATCGCAGGACCTTGACGATTGCAAGCTCTGATTCTCTTGAGAGAGATCAAGCCTTTGCATTCTTGAGGACGGATGGAGATGCTTGGTATTCAATCAAGATCGTCCGTATTGTGGGAACGACTGCGATCCTTGCCGATCCTTTACCTCGTGAGATTGACCTCTCCACAAGTGCAACGATTGAGTTTGCTATGTGGTATGTGACAGCATTGGCAGCTAATGTCACGGCTTTAAGCGGGACCTTTCAATATTTGATTTCATATACTTCCGATCTTGGACAGAACAACTTGTCCAACTTGGACAAAGGTGTGATCAAGGTTACTCCAAGACCTTTCAACACTGGTCTTGATCATGATGCTTTTGTGAATCGTTTCGCTCCACTTGCTGACATGGTGCCACGTCGTCAAGCTGACTTTTCTCCTCAGATTAAAGCTTCACTCGATGAGCTTTCATTGATGCTCAGGGATCGTCTTGGATCATCCAACGTCACAGAGGATGAGATCTTTAATGCTGAGGCGTTCGAGCTTTGTCATGCTTACTGCACAGCAGCTCGAATCTATGAGATGAATCTTCAACTTGATGCAGCTGACGCAATGAGAGCGAGATGTACTGAGTTGATGGATTTGGCTTTGAGATCTGTTGATCTTGACCTTGACGGTGATGGTGTCATCGATGAGGGTGAGATTGATCTTGAGAAGAACGGAGGCAAGTCAACAGACTTCCGAGCTTCATGGAGAACTTACAACAAGACTGAATATGATCAAAGCTTTACTCCAACGAGATCGATGAGGCACTAATGACAGTCAAGGTCAATCTCAAACTACCTCGTAATATTTGGACTGCCAAAGATACAAAGGCAGTTGCATCCAACACCTTGGCAACTGTCAAGCGTCGGACTATGCGTGGAATAAGTTCACAGGGTGCAAAGTTCAAAAAGTATTCTACAAAGCCTTTGTATGTTTCTTTTCGTGGTGCAAGACTCAAGCCTAAAGGAGGGACGAGAGTCTCAAGGACAGGTAAGTCAATTTATTATGAGGGTGGTTATGAACAATACAAAGAAGATTCAAGGAAGCGTCAAGGAGGCAAAGGTCAAACGGCACAAGTTGATCTTGTGTTAAGTGGACAGTTGATGAATAATCTTGTCGTACTTGAAGCAACTGATACTCGTTTTAGAATTGGCTTGACTCAACATGTCCAGCATTATGGATATGAGGTTCACAAGGTTCGTCCATATATCGGATTGACTGACGATGAAATTGACACGCTTGTGAATGCCGTTGCTTTTGACATATCCAAGAAACTAGGGAGGAATGTATGAGCAAAGGAATCTTTGAATCACTAGCAAAAATTAAAACAATGATCGAAGCGATTGAACCCAAGACAGATCCTCATCATGGATTTATCTGCATTGATGACGGCTCGGGTCTTGTCTCTCCACTTAACACAAGATTTCAGAGTCAAAGACAATTTACTCTTGAGATCGTTTCACTTGCGATGGATGACGGTAGTGCTGGCCTCAGTGGTCGGAAGCGTGTCACCATCGAGATTCATGTGAGGTATGCCATCCCAAAAGAGGAGGGCTTTAAAATTCGCATGATGAACGAGGATGCAGGAAAGTTGATTGATACAATCAAGGGTCCTCAATATGAATTTAATACAACAGGGATCATCTCGGTGATACCATTACAATCAAGAGCAGAGTTGATCACTGATGATGTCGGTGAGGTCCTTGGTCACTTGCTTGTTGTTCCTTTTGATCTTTTATATTTGGAGGCTTAAATATGAGCGTTACACATAGAAGCTTAGGTGTTGCGATTGAGAGTTCTTTTGGCTCTTTGTCTGCAACCACGAATCTACCTGACAACTCAGGATATACATATATTTCTATCCCTTGCGAACGTGAACCAATTTTGATCTATGGTGACGTTGTGGCAAGCGAGAGAACTGATGCAAGAGATGGCTCGTATCTTGTACCACCAGAACCCGACACTGTTTGGAGTGGTGGCAATCGTGTTCGTCGTAGAACGGGACAAGTCAACTTGAGAGTTGATCTGACAACAATCGGAAGTTCACCAAGTGACTACTCTGCAAACTATCTCGGATATTTGTTGGGTGCAGGATTCAAGACTCAAATCGGTGCAGTTGCCTCAGTTACTGCTTCAAGCGTGTCAGATGTCAACAACTTTGCGGCTGCGGGATTCTCTGCCACTGATGTCGGAACTTTATTATCAAGCATTATCAACGGTGCAGTTGAATATTCTGCAATCACTGAAGTAAGTGGTACAGACATCACAGTCTCACCAGCTTTCTCAGCAGGATTCACAGGCACTCCAACATTGAGAGGGACTCAAACGTGGTACCCAGGATCAAGAACTCAAACAGGTACAAGAACGCATTCATTGACTTTCCGAGTTGATGGCGTGAACTTCCGTTCTTATGCTTATGGCTGCGTACTTGAGAGCCTT